ACTATTGACGAATTGACGATGTATAGCTACAAGACAGATCCAATGACACAGAAGGTGCTTCCTGTTCTTGAGGACAAGAAGAACCACGTCATTGATGCGTTGAGATACGCATGCGAAGGAGCAAGGCGGGCGTCTGCCAACAAGCCAGCGCCAGCGCATGTAATACCAACAGCTAACAGGTGGTAAAGATGGCACGCAAAACCAAAGAGCAAAAGTTGAATGAAATCCACCAGGATGCATTGGCTGAGTTTGATGTAATCCAGGCGGCTCTACGTGATGAGCGGCTGCAATGCCTGAAAGACCGCCGGTTCTACTCCATCGCCGGGGCGCAGTGGGAAGGCCGACTTGGTGAGCAGTTCGAGAATAAGCCGAAGTTTGAAGTCAATAAGATCCATCTCGCTGTTATCCGCATTATCAACGAATACCGAAACAACCGCGTCACCGTCGATTTCATCAGCAAAGAAGGAAACGAGAACGACAAGCTCGCTGATACTTGTGACGACCTATACCGAGCTGATGAGCAGGATAGTTGCGCCGATGAAGCTTACGATAACGCCTTTGAAGAAGCTGTGGGCGGTGGCTTTGGTGCCTGGCGACTTCGTACCGCCTATGAGGACGAGGAAGACGACGAAGACGAGCGCCAGCGCATCAGGATAGAGCCTATCTATGATGCTGACAGCTCTGTTTACTTCGACCTAAACGCCAAGCGTCAGGATAAGGCAGACGCCAAACGCTGCTGGGTACTCACGGCGATGTCTCCCGATGCGTATGAGTCAGAGTGGAATGATGATCTAGCGTCATGGCCTAAAGACGTAGACCAGCTTGAATTCGACTGGGCCTCCCCTGATGTGGTGTTTGTGGCTGAATACTACGTTGTTGAGGAAAAGCCGGAGGTAATCCGCATCTACAAGACCATCAGCGGAGAGGAAGAGCGATACACGCAGGCCGACTTTGAGAATGACATTGATCTTGAAATGAAGCTGGACGCAACTGGCGCAGAAGAGGTCAGGCAGAAGAAGGTCAAACGCCGCAAGGTTCGCAAGTACATCATGTCCGGAAGCAAGATCCTTGAGGATTGCGGGTACATTGCCGGAAAGCACATACCTGTAATCCCCGTCTACGGAAAGCGATGGTTTGTGGATAACGTTGAGCGCTGTATGGGGCATGTGCGTCTAGCCAAAGATCCGCAGCGTCTGAAGAATATGCAACTATCCAAGCTCGGCGAGTTGTCGGCACTGTCTAGCACAGAGAAGCCGATTGTTACCCCAGAGCAGATAGCGGGTCACCAGATCATGTGGTCTGAAGACAACATCAAGGAGTATCCATATCTGCTAATCAACCCCATCACAGATGCCAATGGGCAGCAGGTTATATCTGGCCCAGTTGGATACACCAAGCCACCGCAAATCCCGCCAGCAATGGCGGCTCTATTGCAGCTCACCGAAACAGATATGCAGGACATTCTCGGCAACCAGCAGCAGGGAGACAAGATTGTCTCTAACATCTCAGGTGAGGCGGTTGATATGATCCAACAGCGCCTGGATATGCAGACGTTTATCTACATGTCCAACTTCTCCAAGGCCATGAAGCGGTGTGGTGAGGTGTGGCTCAGTATGGCGTCCGATGTACTGGTTGAAGATGGCCGAAAGATGAAGGGCATAGGCGAACAGGGGAACATGAGCACCATTGAGCTGATGCGGCCAACAACAGGGGAGGCTGGCGGTGTTGAGTATGAGAACGACCTATCAAAAGCCAAGTTTGATGTTGCGGCAGAGGTTGGCCCATCATCTTCTAGCCGTCGCTCGGCTACCGTGAAATCGTTGATTGGGATGATGCAGGTATCCCAAGACCCAGAGACGCAGCAGGTATTGCAGGCAATGATCATGATGAACATGGAAGGCGAGGGCATATCCGATGTGCGCGGGTTCTTCCGCAAGAAGATGCTGCGCATGGGTGTTGTCGAGCCTACCGAGGAAGAGCGCCAGCAGATGCTTGAAGAGGCGCAGAATGCAGAGCCGGACGCTAACACCAAGTATCTGGAAGCCGCCGCACAGCAGGCAGAGGCAGAGGCAGCGCAGGCCCGCGCTAATACCGTTAAGACGGTCGCCCAAGCCGGAGAGGCGCAAGCGAAAGAGGAGAAGGTGAAGGCCGATACAATCAAGACGCTTGCAGAAGCAGAGAAAATAGGAACAGAGAATATCGCGCAAACAGCGCGGTTAATGGATCAATTAGCGGATACCGCCCAGCCGCCGCAATTGGGTGAGAATGAGGAGTAGTAGAATGGATGTAGATCAGGAAGCAGTAGAGCAAGAAGAGATTAGCCAAGATGATGCTATTGAAATTGAAGGCGCAGCCGATGAGGTTGAGGGTGCCGAGATTGAGGATGGAGAGCAGGATGCCGAGGAAGGTAGCGAAGATGATGCCATAACCGTCACCATTGGCGATGAAGAGCCGGAAGAAGAGCAGGCAGCGGCCCCCGATTGGGTGCGCGACCTACGCAAGAAAAACCGCGAAGACCAGCGCCGTATTAAGGAGCTTGAAGCTAAGCTTAGCGCGCAGGAGTCGCCGCAAAAGCAGGCGTTAGGAGCAAAGCCAAGGCTTGAGGATTTCGACTACGATGCCGATAAGTTCGAGGTTGAGCTTGAATCGTGGTATGAGCGCAAGCGTGTTGCTGATGATGAGGCTGCGCAGGTAGAGAGCGCACAGAAAGCCCAGGAGTTGGCGTGGAATGCCAAGCTTGATGCGTACAACCAAAAGAAAGAGGAGCTAAAGGTTCCTGATTATGAGGATGCCGAGCTTGCCGTTCAGGATCTATTCGATGTGACCCAGCAGGGCATTATGCTCCAAGGGGCTGACAATCCCGCACTTATCACTTACGCGCTAGGCAAGAATGATAAGAAGGCAAAGGAGCTTGCCGGAATCAAAGACCCCGTTCAATTTGCATTCGCTGTTGCGAAACTGGAGACCCAATTGAAAGTATCAGGAAAGAAGAAGCCGCCAGCGCCTGAAAAGAAGGTAAGCGGCGCAGCCAATTCAGCGGGCGCGGTTGACTCCACATTGGAGCAGTTGCGGGCAGAAGCAGCAAAGACCGGCGACTATACCAAGGTCAGCGCGTACAAGCGAAAGAAGCGCGCCTCTTGACAAATCCATTGTTTAGCTGATAATGGCAGTATATAGGTATCGCCGCCCCTGAATCGGCAGAGTAGTACACAGGTCGCCATCCAGCCCGATCAAGTGGATGAGTAAAGACGGCGCATTAGCGCATTATTTCTCATTCACATGAAAGGGCTTTATTATGAGCAACGAATTTTCCAAAGAGGAGCGCGTCGCGTTTGAGGAGCTGTTGGAAGGCTTCAACGACGCACTCGTTCTATCTCGCAACGTATCCAAATACAACACCGATCAAACCATGATGGAGCGCACCAACGACACCATCTGGCGCCCGCAGCCCTACATCTCTCAGTCCTATGACGGCACTGATCAGACCGGCAATTTCAACAAATACACTCAGCTTTCAGTTCCTGCCACCATTGGCTTTAACAAGTCCGTACCGTGGAGCCTGAGTGCTACCGAGCTGCGCGATCAGCTGCAAGAGAACCGATTGGGCAGTTCGGCCAAGCAGAAGCTTGCCAGCGACATCAATATTGCCGTGATGAACGTAGCCGCCCAGCAAGGCACTATGGTCGTTAAGCGTACTGCTGCCGCCACCGGCTTTGATGATGTGGCCCAGTGCGAGGCCATCATGAATGAGCAGGGCGTGATGTCCGATGATCGTTACCTGGCGCTGTCAACTCGCGATTACAACGGCATGGCAAGCAATCTGGCTGGCCGTCAGACTATGAACCAGAAGCCGACAACTGCATACGAGAAAGCCTATGTGGGCCAAGTGGCAAGCTTTGAAACCTACAAGCTGGATTATGCTAACCGCCTAACCGCTGCCGCTGGTGGTGGCGCACTCACCATCGACACCCAGGCGTCAGCTGGCAACTACTACACTCCAGTGGCAACCAGCACCGCCGCAACTGGCGAGGTTGGCAACGTCGACAACCGCTATCAGACCATCACCATTTCCGCCACCACTAACGTGGCCGCCGGTGACTGCTTCACTATCGCAGGCTCTGAGGCTGTTCACCATATCACCAAGGGCAGCACCGGTCAGCTCAAGACTCACCGCGTAATCTCGGTTGATTCCGGCACTACCATGACCATCAGCCCGCCGATCATCTCCGGGCAGGGCGGAACTGATGCCGAGCTTCAGTATCAGAACTGTGAGGTAACGCCATCGGCCACCGCCGCTATCGTCTTCCTCAACACCGTGACCGCCAACATCAACCCGTTCTGGCACAAGGATGCTATCGAGATCCTCCCTGGCCGTTATGCTGTACCTACTGACTCCGGTGCCCGCGTCATGCGAGCAACTACCGATCAGGGCATTGAGCTGGTGATGACCAAGCAATACGATATCAAGACGATGGAAACCTTCTATCGCTGTGATACGCGCTTCGGTGTTGTCAATAAGCAGCCTGAAATGTCAGGCATCATGCTGTTCAGCCAGACCTAACTGATTAGGGGCTTCGGCCCCTATCTTTTGTCAAATTCAGGAGAAGTAAAATGCCTATTGTTTATCCTAACGGTACATCCACTAAGATCACCGTTCCAGCGACCGAAAGCATCGCCGTATATACCGAGGGCACTGCCACGGTCTATCGTATCGTCGGTTATCCGAATCAACCCGACACACGCGACAACATCGGCATCGTTTCAGCCGGTCAGACCGTGTTCGGCGCTTATGCGTCAGGCGCAACTATTGTCATCGAAGCTAGCGCAGATAAGGTCTACTACGAAGTGGGTGCGGCTCCATCTGTCCCGCAAGCATCAAGTGGCACCCAGGGCGACCCTGTAGCCGTCGATGTAACCGGCGCTGTGTCTGCCGCTGCCATGCTCGGCGGGATCGTTACATCAACTACCGCCGCCGCTGTTGCTGGCACCGTCCCTACTGGCACCGTCATGGATGGCGCGAGTGAGTTTGCGGTGAATGATTCGTTTGACTGGTCTGTTATCGCAACTGGCGCAAACGCCTTTACCGTCACCGCTGCCGCAGATCATACCATTGTGGGCACTGCTGCTGTGGCTTCCACTACCTCCGGACTGTTCCGTACCCGCAAGACCGATACAAACACCTTTGTCACCTACCGCATCGGTTAATTCTAACGCGGGGTGAAAACCCCGCAACTTAGGAGGATTTGTTATGCCTTGTGGCAAAAGCAAGAAATCACGCAAAGGAAAAGGGACAAAGAAATGAGCTTTCCAACTATCGTATACCGCTGCCCTGGCGACCACCAACGACCGGGCGGCACTTACAGTTATCGCGGCGTTGCCGATGATGAGCAGCTTGAGGCTGCGCTGACTGATGGCTGGTTCGTGACATTGGGCGAAGCCATTGACGGCAAGAGTTCCGCCATTGAGACTGATCCCGCCGAACCAGAATCCAATGCCCCGCCCACCCGCAAAGAGCTGGAGCAGCAAGCAAAAGAGCTGGATATCAGCTTTAACGCACGCACCAGTGACGAGAAGCTGCTGGAGCGCATCAACGAGGCTCTTGGCGGCTAATGTCGTGGACTAAGCGTCAATTCGTGATCCAAGCCTTCGAGGAAATCGGCTTTGCTTCATATGCCTATGACCTTGAGCCGGAGCAGTTACAGGCCGCGCTAAGGCGGCTTGATGCGATGATTGCAACGTGGAACGCCAAAGGCATCCGCCTTGGTTATCCGCTGCCATCAACACCAGAGAATAGCGACCTAGATACCGAGACAAACGTGCCCGATTCAGCCAATGAGGCAATCTATACGAATCTTGCTATCCGGGTTGCCCCTAGCGTTGGTAAGGCCGTATCCATCGACACAAAGGCAGCAGCAAAGGCTGCTTATGATGCCATGATGCTTGCGTTTTCTGTTCCGCCTGAGAGGCAGCTACAGGGTGATATGCCGTCTGGTGCTGGAAATAAGGGGTGGCGCTTCGATGAAGAATACCTGCGTGAGCCAGAAGATCCGCTGCTTGCTGGCGGCGATGGCGAAATAGAGTTCAACTAGGAGGCATCATGCCGACAATTAATCAACTTTCGGCGACTGATAGCGTTACTGCTGGCGACTTGCTGGCGGCGTACATTCAAAGCGCCGGAGATGCCAGAAAGGTATCAGTGACAACGCTGCTTGCTTATATGCAGGCCAATCTCACGTTTACCGCGGCTGGCATTGCCGCGTTTGAAACTCAATATGCTGCGCCGTCTGCAACTGGGTTTACTGTTCCGTTCACTGACAGCAGCGCAAACACGCATCTGATTCTGACCCCGACCGCCGGATATGCTGCTGGCACAATCACGCTACCTGCTGTTGCAAACTGTATCGACAAGCAAGAGGTGTTGGTGAATTGCACCCAGCAAGTCACGACATTGACCGTTGATGGTAATGGCGCTGTCGCGGTAACCGGAGAGCCTGCATCGCTTGGTGCTGATGACTTCTTTAGGCTCAAGTACGACTTAACAACTCAGACATGGTATAGGGTGGGATAATTATGGAAAAGATCGACCAATCACCAAACGTCATTGCCGTCACGCCTAGTGACTCAACCGTTTATGATCCGCCACTCGTCGGGCTTCGTGTCGGCACGACCGCTGGAAATATCACAGTCAGGAGCGGCGGGCAAGATGTCATCATTGTTGCCGCCCAGGTTGGCGAGAATATCAACTGCAAGGTCAACAAGGTTTATTCAACCGGAACAGCTGCCGTTGGCATCAACGGATTCCAATGGAATGAGCTTGTATAATGCAAATACCAATCCTTAACGGGATTTACACCGATGATGTAGCGGACTTCCGCACGTCATACCCTGTCAATATGGTTCCGGTTCCTGTGCAAAACGGAATCAGTAATGGGTATCTGAGGCCAGCCGATGGAATGGAGTCACTAGGCACTGGCCCTGGCGTAAGCCGTGGCGGGATAAACTGGAATGACACATGCTACAGGGTAATGGGGACTAAGCTTGTTTCTGTTGCTGCTGACGGAGCTGTAACAGAGATAGGTGATGTAGGTGGAACCGACCAAGTCACGTTTGATTATTCATTTGACCGCCTAGCAATAGCGTCAAATAACAATCTGTTTTACTGGGACGGCACGACGTTAACTCAAGTCACAGATCCGGATCTAGGTACAGTACTTGATGTCGTTTGGGTTGATGGATACTTCATGACCACCGATGGAGAGTTTCTTGTTGTCACTGAGTTAACAGACCCAACCCAAGTAAATCCTCTCAAGTACGGAAGCTCAGAGGCCGACCCCGATCCAGTTGTTGCGCTAATCAAAGTGAGAAACGAGGTATACGCGCTCAATCGCCACACTATTGAGGTATTCGATAACATTGGCGGCGAGTTCTTCCCTTTCCAGCGCATCGAAGGGGCGCAACTCCAAAAAGGCACAGTAGGCACACACGCTTGTTGCCGGTTTGCTGACTCTATCGCATTCCTTGGGGGGGGCAGGAACGAGGGGGTATCAGTCTATATGGGAATAAACTCAAACGCGGTGAAGATCGCCACGCGAGAAATAGACGACATCCTAACAGGATACACAGAGGATAAGCTTTCTGCTGTGCGTCTTGAGCAGAGAATAGACAAGGCCCACAAACATCTATGGGTCAGGCTTCCAGATCAGACTCTAGTTTACGACATGGCGGCATCCCAAGCCGCAGGCGAAGCCGTGTGGTTTAGCCTGTCTAGCTCCATTTCTGGTCTAGCCGAATATCGTGCAAAGGATTTGGTGTGGTGTTACAACGATTGGCTGATCGGAGACTCTCAAACATCATCGGTTGGAAGATTAATTGACTCAAAGGCATCACATTTTGGCGACGCCGTGAGGTGGGAGTTTGGGACATCAATCTTCTACAACGAAGGTAATGGCGCGATAATCCATGAACTCGAACTGATAGCATTAACTGGCCGCGTGGCATTTGGCGAAGATCCAGTGATAAGCACATCATATTCAACTGACGGGGTCACGTGGAGTCAGCCGAGATATATCAAGGTCGGAGCTGCCGGGAACCGGAATAAGCGCCTAGTATGGCTCCAGCAAGGGCCGCTAAGGCAGTGGCGCGCCCAGCGATTTCAGGGCACAAGCGACGCATTCATTACGCCATCTAGGTTAGAGGCTCAAATAGAGCCGCTGGCGGTGTGATATGGTGCAAAAGCTAAAGCTAACACGGAATCAGCTTGGAGGGTTTCTACCTGATCACGAGTCAATCAAACAATTTGAAAAACTGTTTGATCTTGTTGAGCCGCTTGCCCCTGACTTCCTTAATGAGCTTACTATTGCCGTTGGTAATGCCAACGCAAGGGCTACACAGGCAAATGACCTTATAGAGGCTCTGACGCAGCTTGCGGAGCTTTCAGTATTGTCACCACCAAGAACGCAAGAGCAAAAGAATCAAGAGGTGTTGGCGTGGCTTTCGATGCAATAACCCCGACTAGATTTGGCGCTAGTGAGCTGGCAATAGCGCCAGCCCTTACGACGATCAGAACAACCCCGGCGCATGCTCGGGATATATTAAAGACATTCGATATTGCCAATAACGGCACAACGGCGGCAGTTGTTTCTGTGTACCTTGTGCCAAGCGGTGACGCAGCGGGTGCAGATAATTTAATTGTCCCCGCTTCAAGTGTCCCAAAAAACTCCATATTCCAATGGACAGGCACGCAGGTCATGGGTGCAGGTGCAACCATTCAGGCAAATTCATCTATAGCTGATGTAACCCTTACTGCATCGGGCGGGGAGGCGATCTAATGGCAGTCACCATATACCCAGAGAAAGAGCCAAAGAAGACCGAGACAGTTGGTAGCTCAGGAGCAAAGGCTGACGTATCCCGGTATGGGCAAGTTGTAACGGGCATGCGCGGTGATGATGTATTAGTACGCTTTGAATACAACAACTCAGATGAAGATGTTGACGAGACAGTCAGCGGAACGGGGGCGACAGCTAATGCAGACGCGATGGCGTCAGTCTCCCCCGGCACCGGAGTTGGCACGGCAGAAATATCAAGCCTTCGATATGTGACCTACAGACCAGGGCATGAGGTGTATACGTTCTTCACCACGATATACGCAGCACCAGAAGCAAGCACATATCAACGACACGGCATATTCAATGGCAGCAACGGATTTTTCTTTGGGTATGAAGGGACGACATTTGGCGTATCTATCAGAAAAGACGGAAGCGACACACAGACGGCGCAAGCAAGCTGGAATGTAGACGTATGCGACGGAAGCGGGCCATCAGGGTTCAACCTTAACCATGAGGCGCTATTGCAGTACAAGATCACTTATGGATGGCTAGGCTCTGCACCTGTGAGTTTCTGGGTATATGGAGGTGCTGATTATGACTGGATACTGATTCATGTCATAGATCAAACAAATACATCAACATCCCCAACAATTAGCGAGCCATCGCAAGGTATAAAGATTGAATCAGGTCGCACCACAGGGACTGGCGCGGCAATGCTGACAAAGACATCATCCTGGGGAGCTGGAACTATTGAGGGTATCCACACTCACGCAGGCCATCGCGTATTTGCAGGAAATACATCAACATCCCTTGTGGCAGCAACTGAGACCCTGATGTCGTCATTCAGAAATAAATCAACATTCCAGGGAAGAGCAAACAAGGTAGCGATTGAGGCTGTGTATATGGGTGCGGCGACAGATGGCAATAAGTCGGTGTTGATAAACTTCTACAGAAACGCAACAGTGACGGGCGGCACGTGGAATGATGTTGATGCAAACAACTCTGTCACAGAGGTCAATACCACGGCGACATTCTCTGGGGGGAAATACGAGATGACCGTTCCGCTATCTAAGGTTGATTCCGTGTCTCTAGATCTTGGTGGGGGGCATATCCACCTTGAGTTGTTTCCTGGCGAGACAATGACCGTCGCAGGGTTGTCGGCAAATGCAAACGATGTTGTTCTTTCATTCCGCTGGGAGGAGTATTTCTCATGACCGTCACAGTTAAAAACATCATTCCGCGCAAGCAGGCCGAGGCGGCGCAAACCACGCAATACACCGCGACGAATGCAAAGACCATTATTGACAAGTTCACGGTGACGAATACCAGCGCGACGAACGCAACGCTAAGTTGCAATCTTGTGGCAAGCGGTGACGCGGCTGGTGACGCCAATCTAGTGCTAGACACCAAGGCGATAGCGCCCAATGAGACATACACATGCCCTGAGCTTGTGGGGCAGACCCTAGAACCTGACGGGTATATCTCAACACTGGCCGGAGCTGCATCAGCATTAACAATAAGCGCATCCGGCAGGGAAATCACCTGATGCTTTATTTTCTGTCAAAATGTGTCATAATCGGGACAGCTGAGCATATTAAGAGCGGCCAGCAGCTCAATGAACTCTCTGAATGGAGAATGCAATGAGCGAAGCCGCCGAAATGCACGATCTAGCGGAACCCCCGCAAATTCAAGATATTGATCTCTTCATTGAAGACAATGAGCTTCATGGCGTGGCCGAATCGCTTGGCCTGACGGCAGAAGACCTACGCATGATGCGCAGCCGGTTTTTTGGTGAAGTGTGTACGCGAGATGATGTTCTTAGCTTTGAGTCAGAAATTAAAGCAATGTCAACGGCGTTTGATGAGTGCCCATACCCCTTATTCCATACCTTTGCAGATGGGATGTATACGCGAGAGATTCATTTCAATAAGGGTGATTTGATTGTTGGCGCTATTCACAAAAACGAATATTTTGTTAACGTCCTAAAGGGGCGGATCTGGGTTGTCTCTGAATTCGGAGCCAAAGAGATATGCGCTCCAGCATCGTTTACTGCAAAGGCTGGCGTTAAACACATCGGCTTCACCCTTGAAGACACCGTCTGGACTGACACCCACAGGGTTGAATCTGACAATATAGCTGACGCTGAGAAGGAGATATTCGCAGAATCTTACGATGACTTAGACAATCATAACAAGGTTGTTTATTCCAAGATGTGTGATGATATCGGAATGTTTGAGCAAGACATTAGGAGCGCGTCATTAATTGAGAGTGATCTAATTGATCAGCCTCATTTAGATCCAGTGGAGATAAAAAACTCAGATATAGAGGGGATGGGTGTTTTTGCAACTCGCAATATATACGCTGGCGGCACTATTGCAGTCGCAAGGATTGGCGACAAAAGAACCTCTGCTGGTAGGTATGTGAATCATTCTGACAATCCGAACTCTGCCGGAACCATAGATAATGGAGTCGGCTACTTTGTGGCGATTAGAGATATTGGAAAAGGCGACGAGATCACGGCGGATTATCGAGAAATCAGAAAGCAGGCTGAATTGTTAGATCGAGGTGATTTATGTCAGGATGGGTAGCTGGAGCGGTAGTTGTTGGCGGATATTTGTCAAGTGAGGCCCAAAAAGATGCGGCCAAGTCTGCGTCAAAGGCTCAATCAAAGGCGGCGCAGGCGGGGATCTCCGAGGAGCGCCGTCAGTATGAGGAGCTTCAAAAACTGATGGCCCCGTATGCTGCGGCTGGGATACCTGCTCTCCAAGAGCAGCAGGCGCTGCTGGGGCTTGGGTTTCAAAGCCCAGAGCGGGCGGAATTACAAAGTAAGATAGGCAGGATTAGGGGCACCATCTCGCAGCTAGAGGCCGAGCGGGCTAATCTCGAAAAGTCTGCACAGGCGAGTGGCAGCGGGATGGTCGGGGGTATCAAGTGGAAAGCATATAATAAAGGAATTTCTTTAATAGATCAGCGATTAGCGGAGGAAGCGGCGGCACTTACTGATGCGGAGTCTCGCTTTTCGGCGATGCCACAGCAAGATGCAGCAGCTCAACAAGCGGCAGCAGTACAGAGAATAACGCAGTCCCCTATGCTGCAAGAGCAAATCAGGCAGCAGGAAGAGGCGCTACTGCAAGGCGCTTCTGCAACTGGAGGACTTCGAGGGGGGAATGTTCAGGCCGCACTAGCGCAGTTTAGGCCTGCAATGATCAATCAAGCAATCCAACAACGATATGAGAACTTGGCCGGAATGACCACTCTCGGGCAGCAGTCGGCTGCTGGGGTTGGCGCTTCTGGGATGCAATCAGGCAGCAATATTGCAGCCCTTATGGCTCAACGTGGCGCGGCACAAGCTGGTGGGGCGCTGGCGGCAGGGCAAGCTCAGCAAAGCATGATAAACACCATTCCGCAAGCGCTTGGCACGTATTATGGCGCTGGCGGAACATTTGGAGGGTCAACTGCTCCAGCTTCTACACAATATGGAACGACTGCCGGATCTCAGCAATCATCAATGCTCGCCGCGCAAGACGCAGGATTTTAATTATGCCAGCTCCAATTGACTACACATCGCAAGTCGCAAGCCCGTTTGAATCAGCGGTTCAAGGCCTTAAGCTTGGCACTGGGTTAGCTGGAATGCGAGAATCAAGAGAGTCTAAACAGCTTGCGCTTGAAGCCCAGCAGAGGCAGAGCGCGATCATTAGCGACCTGATTAACGATCCCAACCCAACGGCTGCTAAATACGCTAGAGCAACGCTTGCGGCTCCACAACTTAAAGACCAACTCAAACAGTCATGGGAGATGCAAACGGAAGAGAAAAAGAGGGCGTCAATAGCCGAGATTGGGAGCGTTTACTCTGCCTTAGCTAACGATAAGCCGCAGGTTGCAATGGATATTCTCAACCAGCGAGCGGACGCGCTCGAAAATACCGATGGAGACCCGCAGCAGATACAGGCAGCGAGGACGATGGCGAAAATGATAGACCTTAATCCAGCCGTAGCCAGAACGCAGACCGGCTTCCAGCTTGCGAGCATTCCAGGCGGGGAAGACATTATCGAGAGCGCATCCAAACTTGCAGAAACGCGCAGAAAAGAAGGTTTGTACCCTAGCGAAATCAAGCAAGCTGCTGCTGACATTGGCAAAACAGAAGCGCAAACGAAAAAGATTCTAGCAGAGACTGATAAGCTAGGAACAGAGTCACAAAAGGCCATTTTAGAGCTTGAGCGAATGAAAGAGGGTGTCGCAGATCCTGAAAAGCAGTTTGATCAAGAGGAAAAGCTGCGGAAGGAATACGCCAAGAGAACGGGCGCATTCACCGAGTCGCGGCGCACGTATGACAATCTAAAGTCTTCTGCTGCTGCTGGTGCTGCTGGAGATATTGCTCTAATTACATCGTTTATGAAGATGCTCGATCCTGGATCCGTTGTCCGTGAGACAGAATTTGCCACGGCGCGAGATACAACGGGGCTGCTCACTAGGCTGCAAAACATGGCGACAAAGATCGAATCTGGAGAGTTCCTATCTGAGCCCCAGAGAAGGTCATTCGTCAATCTGGCTAGCAAGTACATGGCAGCAACCGAAAAAGAAGAAGGGCGAGTGAGAGAGGACTTAGGAAAGGTCGTGGAGAACTACAACCTAAACCCAGAAAACGTATTTGGCACAATGGCCGATGGCGCAGTAGCGCCAGCAGCAGCCCCTAAGAACGTAACGGTGGACTACTAATGCCATATTCAATCACCACAAGGGACGGCATCACCATTGATGATATTCCCGATGATGTGCCGCCAGATGCGCAAGAGCTGAAAGATCAGGTCGCACAAACCCGTGTCATGATGGCTGAAACAGAGGGGCAAGAGTTGCCACCTGAAATGCCACGCGGAGAGGCTACCGGCGAAGATGTTGGCATCCTTGAGTCAATAGGCGAGGCAGTTACTGGCGCAGAAAGGGAAACTCCAGAGACTCAAGCGCTGCCGGATTGGGCAACAATGCCAGAAATGAACGAGCCGACAATGGAAAGCTTCAAGGCTGCGCTCGGAACTATGGCGACAGGGCCGGAAGAAACCGTCCAGATATTGAAGGCCAACTATCCCGATATTCAAGTGAGACAAGACGCAAGGGGTAATTACCTCATGCGCTCATCTATTGATGGGCAAGAGTACGCAATTAAACCAGGATTCAAGTTGAGCGATGTCCCCCGCGCTGCTGGGGTTGCGCTTTCTTTTACCCCTGCCGGAAGAGCTACGACCATTCCCGGCGCTGCGGCTGCTGGCGCTGGTACTCAGGCCGCTATTGAGGCGTCGCAGGCTGCCACAGGCGGCGAAATTGATGCCGGAGAAGTGGTAGCGGCGGGGCTTGGCGGCGCAGCTGTTCCGCTTGCCTCTCGCGGCGTTGAGGCTGTAACGGGTGCGGCTAGGCAGGCATTCGGCGGGGGCGCTAGAGAGGTTGTAGAGGAGACCGCCGAAGAGGTAGCCGAAGAGGTCGGGGATGTCGTGCGAAAGGCATCATCGGGAGGAATGGGGTCTGTTAAGGCATCCGAGAGGCTTGCTCAGATGGCGAAGGTCAACCCGGAGGCAAAAGCGGCAGCTGATAGGTTGGGAATCGACCTGCCTGCCGACGTGTTCAGCGATAGCCCGCAAGTCAGGGCTGCGGCAGGCTTGACGCGCTCAGCAGCAGGGACAGAAGCCGAGGCGGCGTGGCGCTCCACTGTACGCGGAGCTGTAGACAAAGCAGATGAGGCGATAGCCAAGTTTGACACCGCGTTCATCGAAGGCGCTCCGGCTCCTGGAGCTGTATCGCAGACTATCCGCGAATCCTTGACAACGACCCGTGCTCAGCTAAACAAAGAGGCTGGCGATATATATGCAGCCGTTGATAATGCTGTTCCACCGAAAACTGTCGTCAGCCTGCCGAATCTCCGCGCCGCACTCAGCCAGATAAAGGAAGAGGTTGGCGCGGGTGGCTTGTCGGCGCAGGAGAAGAAGCTGGCAAACCTTCTTGATGAGGGCGGCGTCACCTATGGTAGGCTGAGGAGAGAGAAGAACCTAATAGGCCAAGCGATGGCGGGTAAAGACTCTCCCTATGGGAACATGGAGGCTGGAGCGCTAAAGCGCTTATATGCTTCGCTGTCAGAGGATCAACTAAGCAACGTCGGTAGTGTAGCGGGCGAGGAAATGCGCAAGCAGCTACGTTCCGCAAACCTTCTTTACGCCAAAGAACGGGCGTTAGGCAAGCGGATAATTAACGCGTTTGGCCAGGATGTTGATGGAAGCGTTGCAAACCTGATGCGCCAAGCCATAACGTCAGCCGCTAAAGGTGACTCGGCAAAATTCACCAAGCTCATGAAGGCTGTTCCAGATGACCTGAAAAAGGAAACGGTGGCAACGGCATTAGCATCTGTAACGAGATCTGCAAGGGGCGCGGAGCGCGGCGGCTTTGGATTTAGCGAATTCGCCAAGACATACCAAGGGCTTCGGGCTAACCCAGAGGTTTACAGTCAAGTCGTGAAGGCTCTAGGCAAGGAGTCACACGGCATGATGCGTGATCTGTTTGAGGTGTCAAAGCGAATCACTGAGGCAAGGGCTAACGTGCTGACAACGGGCAAGGCAAATCAGGCCATTGTTGGGGCGATGAAGGCAGAGGGCTTTGTCGGCAAGGTTATGGAGAGTGCGGCAGGAAAGGCTGCAACAACCGGCGCGGCTGCGATTGGTGGCGGCGCTCCTGCTGCGGCTGGAGCGTCTTGGTTAATGAGTGCACTTGCTGGCGGGAAAAGGGACGCAATCGAGGCGGCTGGAAAGTTGTTTGCAAGTGATGAATTTCAGCGGCTCGCCATTGATGCCGCAACAAAGCCAGAAGTCGGAAATCAAGCAGTAAAAAATCTCGCATTTTCAAAGCAATTTAAGAGATTCGCAGAGGCTGCAAAGCTTCCCAGAAAGATGACAGATAGAGAGCAGTGGATATTGAATGCACTGCAAACACAAAGACAGTTTGACCAGGAGGAGCAATAATGGCAGCGCTAACAGTATCATCACCATATAAGCTGTTCACAGACATTGACGGCAATCCGCTCGAAAGCGGCTACATCTATATCGGGACGGCTGGCCTAAATGCCGAGGCATCGCCAATTCAAGCATATTGGGATGCAGCGCTTACGGCCCCAGCAGTCCAGCCAATCAGAACTATTGGGGGCCATGCTTCGCGCAATGGTGCTGCCGCAAATATCTATGTTGATGCGTCTGATTATTCTGTGGTTGTCAAAAACAAGAATATGACGCTAACCTATTCGGCCCTTTATAACGTGGCAGGCACTGAGAATATCCCGACATTTGCATCAAAAGCTGACGCTATTGCGTGGATTGATTTGTACGGGATTGTTGGTGGGCAACAATTTTTTGTTACATCAGAAGACGGCGGATCATTTATTGGCAAGACTGGCGCGGCGGCTGCAACCTACGCAGATGATGGCGGCGCATATTGTGGCACTCAATTTATACCAACAGGCGGAGATGGTAGCTCGGCACTTGTTAGGGAATACTCCGGCACGGCGGATGCGCGTTGGTTTGGTGCGGCAAATGACGTCGCAACTGACTCTGCTGCGTCTGTCGCATTAATGGCCGCGTCACTCGGTTATGTTGCGTTTTCAGTCGGAACATACCTCATTTCCACGTCCTCAATTTCAGTGCCGATCATATTCAGCTATGGCGCCTCACTAACGGTTGCGACAGGTAACACGCTTACCATAGCCGCACGCATCGAGTCCCCAAGGCAGTACATATTTCAGGGTGATGGAGACTACGTGCTTACACAATCCGGTGGCGGTGAAGAATCGCGGCAGGTTCATGCCTCTTGGTTTGGCGCGTTCCCCAATGCCAATACTGGCGTTGCCGATCAAGCCCCCTACATTCAAAAGGCGTTTGACTCTGTGGGCGATCTACGGGAGTCCGTTGTTCAGTTTGATAACGGGAACTATGTTATCAAACAGGCAATGACCGTGGGCAGGGGGACCGCAGTTATCGGCGTCGGCACACGGCGCACGGTATTTAGATTAGAGGCGTCGGGCTTCGACGTGTTCACCACGATAAATCAAGCCTGTAAATTTGAAAACATTCAATTCGAGGCGCAGTTCGGCGTTATCTCTAGCTTTACCGGCGCGTACATTAATATACAGCACGATCACTGTGAGATATATAATGTTGATGTTGGAGAAGGGTCTAACCCGATCATCATAGACTCAAATAATTGTCGCGTAAAAAACATTAAGTTTGGCGGCGCACATATATTTGGCGCTGGATCTGCGATTGTGAATATTCGCGGCGGCCAGCTGCATGAGATTGAGGATATTGTTAATGCGACATCGCCAGGATCGACGCATGAGTCAATCGTGAATGTCGGCGGAAGTGCGACGGGGACAATATCAGCCGTTTCGGTTCGAGGGGTAAAACATTTTGCTGCCGTCCCGTCGGTATTGATAGAAGCAACAAGCGGCAATGTTTCCGGCGTGACTGTGTCTGGTGTGAAGTCAAACGCATCCACGGGTACGACATCCGAGGCGATCATTCTCAAGACTGGTAACACCCACAGTTTGACTAATATTCTAATCGATCAATTTGTAATCAACGCTCAACCAACAAACGGGATACTGCTTGACCAGAGTAGCACGGGGGAAATGAGCGAGATCGTTATTGATAATGGAATCATTATAGGATCATCTGGCATCGGTATAGATCTACAAGAAAACGCAGGAACTCTATCTAACATAACTGTCGGTTCCGGCGTTGATATTAAAGATAGAGCGACCCCCATCAGCTTTACTGGCTCACCATCAGGGGTGAAGATAGCGCCAAACGTATGGGGCGCATCTTATGCCGGTGTGACTTTCGATACTGGAAACGTTGGAGACGATTCTGCATACGCTATAAATATGGGTCAAGATTTCAGCGGACAGATAATGTTATCCTCATTAACTGACTTTATCGGTAGAGGGGTGTTCGCGTTTAAGACTTCTGGAACGCCTTTTCTGGTTAATGTCGTGACGGTGAACTCGTTGGGTCTGTATACGGGCGCGCTAACCGGGACTACTGGCACGGACACGCAGGTCAACTTATCTGTGGACTCAAACGGTTTGGTATATGTCGAAAATAGAACAGGGGCGACGAGGCGATTTTTCGTTACCGTTCTCGCGGCTAACGCGTAATGAGTAACTATATATTTGGCAAGCGGTCTGAAAGCTGCATTGCCACAATTCACCCCGACCTGACCGCCGTGCTACGAAGAGGACTAGAGCTATCGCCTTATGACTTCGGCGTGATCGAGGGCGCGAGAACTTATGAGCGACAGGTTGATCTATTCAATGCCGGTGACTCAACCACCACGAACAGCGAACATCTAGCCAAAGCAGATGGATATTCACATGCTGCCGACATTCTTGCCTATGTTGACGGAAAACATACCTACGAACACAAGTATTATCGCAAGGTGATCCAATCGTTATTCACCGCAGCAATTGAGCTAGGTGTGCAAATAGAAGTCGGCGCATTGTGGCGTGACTTTTTAGACAGTCCTCACATTCAACTGAATCAGGATTATCGAGATGCTTGATAAAATCGCTCAATTCCTCAAGGATGCCAGGGCAATATGGCTTGGCCTGCTATCTATCATTGCCGCAGCTGCATGGGCTGGTGATCAAAGATGGATGCCAAAGGAAGACAGTGACAAGCTTATTTCTGTTATCGAGATCCGCCAGCTTTCACAGCGAAATGACGAGCTAGAGATTCAGAAGGCATATGCCGCAGATCCGCAGCAAATACAGATGATGGATGCGATCATAAACATCAACAACAACAAGATTCAGACGATCATCAACGAAAAGCAGATAACTGGGGAATGATATGAGCTTTTGGGGTAAATTATTCGGCACAGAGAAGGCGCTCAACGGCATCGTTGACGGCGTAACAAAGGGCCTTGATGCGCTGGTATATACTGACGAGGAAAAGGCAGGAGACGCAGCGGCAGACCGCACAGAGGCGCGGCAAATGGTGGTGCAATGGATGGCGGCGACGCAGGGGCAGAACCTTGCTCGCAGACTCATCGCCCTATCAATCACCGGCGTTTGGTTGCTACAATATATAGTATCGCAGGGAATGAACTTCATAGCCGTGTTCGTCGAGTCACCGGATGAGCTAAATGAGGCGGCAGAGGTCATGCGAAATGGGGCGTCTGATATGTCGCCAGCAGTAATGCTTATACTGGCATTTTACTTTGCAGCGCCTCATATGGGCGATATAGCAAAGGCTGTAACTGGGAATTTCACTAAAAGCGTAAACAAGGGGTAAATCATGGCAGGCGGAAACGGAAAGACACGAAAGAAGAAGGCAGGCACAAAGAAACCAAAGCCGCGCAAGAAGGGGCGAACAGCTAAAAAGGCAGACTCAGAATGCTAGAGCTTTTGACTCTCATGCTTGCCATCTTGATCGTCGTTGCCGCGTTGCAGCCGACAGCCGAGAGGAAGTATGCGGGCATGGTGTTTGCTGTGCTTGCGGCCATACATCATGCGCTGATGTTTAATGTCGATGGCTGGCTATACTACTTCACAGCCGCCATTGCTGATGCCATGGTCATTATGCTAACGATCAGACTGAGACCCATATCAAAGGTGATAGAGACAGTCCATACAATCTGCTACATCTCAATCCTGATGAACTTTATAGGGTGGGTGATGTTCATGTCATACCTTCCACACCACGCCTACAACGCATCATTCCTGCTAATCTACGGCTGGGCAATAATAAACCTCATGAGAGGGGAATCTACCGATGGCGGAACTAATCGAGTGGGCGTGGGGAATAATCACGTTCTCCCTTCTCCTGGCGAGAGTCATTATCGCCATCAAAAACAATAGGGCAAGACATGTCATTGAAACAAGACTTGACGCAATTTGCGACGGATGCAGCGACAAACCCGAAGACTGTGGTTGCTGTCAGTACGGCAACATCAGGCATAGGCCTTAGTACCGCGATAGGCTGGCTAGAGAAGGGGATAGGCGTTGCCGCGTCTGCTGCTGGCCTTACCCTGGCGCTGCTAATGGTTAGAAAGGTTATGCTAGAGAGTGCCAAGCTTAAAATCGAGATAGAGGCGCTTAATAAAGATAACGACTAGCGTCACATCTGCCGCCTCTTAATTCATTAATTTACATGCTACGACCTTGCATGCTCCGTATAATCTACTGTTATGCATAACCATTATTCAAAGCATTGGTTATCGCTTTTAAGCATTCTGGACAGACGATAAGCCTACCTCCTTGCTCGCCATTTAATGCTGCATGGGTAACGTCCTGAAAAAAGGGCTTTAATTCGTAAGTATTTCCGCACCACGTTTCTTTTCCGTCTGCTCTAACCGCGTTACCGAAACCAACGCAATGTACATATTCAGGCCTGCGCATAATAAACATCTCCAGCGTTATTCAACTACCATCTTAGCAAAAGTATAACATAAATCAACAATTATTTATCATCAGGCAAAAAAAGACCTGCATTGCAGCAGGCCAAAAGGGCGCGGCTAGGTGCCGCAGGAGGTGTTAGGCTTTAAAAGGGGATATCGTCATCAAAGTCGTCAAAGTTACCGCTAGGAGCGCCGCCATAGCCACCCTGTGCTGCCCCCTGCTGGTTGTTCTGCTGCTGGGGCTGCTGTTGGGTGTTATTCTGGCGAGGTTCGAACAGAGAGGCGATAATCATATCGCGCCCCTGCTCCATGAACGCCGCCAGGTTAACATGCGGATCAAGTAGCAGATACGGGCCTTTATCGCCCTGCATTACTGCGCCGAGATTCATCCATTTAGCTTTCTGGTTGCCGTCTTTGTCAGCGTATTCACCTGCCTTGATGGCGATGTCATATTTCTTACTCATCTCTTCCTCCGGTTAAATTACAATATAACAGTTAAATTTGTGAAGTGGTGCATTTTGTCCGTATAGGGGTGTTATGCGCCACTTTTGGGGTATATCCCTTGTTATAACGCACCATCAAGTTCGGCAGTGCATTCAACCTCATTGCCCCATACGTCCCATCCTTCTGCGGGGTAACGGCAAAACAGCTCCACACGGTTTACATCTGGAAACCACGCTTTTATTAGGTCTCGTATTTCATTTGGTTTCTTGCTGTGCTTTCCTCTCGCAAATTCAAAAACACTGCTACGCCTATCCTTTTGATCAGGCGGGCTAAACTTGCCCCTTGTCCCAACTAATAGAATCTCATGCTGGCCTCTAAACCAGTACCCCATTCCTATCTTCTTTTTATCCCATACCGCCTGTGATTTATAGCTAAACCCCCATGCTTTCATCACTTCTATCCCCTCTAGCAGCTTAGGGGCTGTAGTCCACAGGTATAGAACGCTATTGTCATCTGCTGGAACATTCAGAGCACATAGCTCCTTCTGTGTCATTGTCGGGTATTGGTTCTCAATCTTCCTTGAGTCACTTTTGCTGAAGCTATAGCGCCACGGTGGGTCTGCGTAAATTACCTGGTATTTCTTTGTCATCAATCGTTCCTCTTGTGTAGGTACGGTATAACAATGCAATCTAGCGGACAACAAAAAGCGTTGCCGCTAATCGCCAGCGTTACTCCCCAAACCTCGCAATCACCATATCATCAAGCTCCGCGATCTGCGGCACTGGCAAATGCTGACCCATAGCCGCTGCGGCTTCGGCCTCTTCCTTGCTACTGGCATTGTTTACCATGTCGGTGATCTCGGCGTAGGTGGGCGGCGCTGCATTATTGCTCGCTGATGCTGCCCCCATTATATCGCCCTTGTCTTCAATCTCTTTCAGCTTCTCAGAGTATGCAGAGCGCGCTTGGTTCTTCTCTGCATCACCAGCAAGCGCACCGGCCATGATAGCCGCCTCTGATAGTTGCCCCTTGGTTGTTGCGGAGGCAATCTTATCAAGCACATCGCCTAGGTTGGCAACTGGCTCTACCGATAGCGGAGATACCTTGTAGGGCGCGCGCTTGCCCCTGCTTGCCGTTAGCTGCATCGTCATAACCGAGTCAATATGACTTACATGGCTAATACGAATTCCACCAACCTTGACCCCACCAAACTTAACCAATGGATCATTGTATAGCTGCATGGAGCGCCCAGCCCATTCCGCGCCATTATCACCCCATGCATAAATTAAGACGCGCCTCATGGATTTACATGGCTTGTAAGGTCTGCCGCCATCACCCTCATAATGGATAGATATAGGCTGGTCGGCGCTACCTCTTTTTACAGATGTGACCTTGATCGTTTTAGCTACGCCAACAAGATCATCGGCATTTAATTGGTCGCTTTTCGGGGTTATTGTGTCCCGTAAGCTAGACACGCTACTATTCATTTCTACCTCCTACTATTATTTGAATTAAGACTTTAGCAAAACTATAACGGCTAGTCAAGGCACCATTCAGGCAGCATCAGTGGCATAGGCTCGCCACTCTCTGAATACCCGCCAAACTTGTCAGAATCAATTGCTTGCTTAAGGTCGGCAAGGTTCTGCCTATACTTCCATCTACCAGCCTGAAAGTGCTCATCCTCCATAGTATAAACCTCGACATTGTACGGCGGCGACTTCTCTACAACAGCGAAGGCAAACGCTGTTACATTTCCACCTGCTGCATTGTAACCATCTAAATAATACGCGCCCTGGACATCATATCTAAACTTGGCCGCAGACCTACCGAATTCCCTAGGCGATGCGTCCGTGGTGGTTTTTAAGTCGATTATGGCGCTGCCTTTCATGTAGTCTGGCCGACACCGACAAAGCAGCCCCGTTTCCTCGTCAATCCAATATGCCGATTGCTCAGCAATCCCGCCTGTCAACAACTGACTAGCCGATGGGTGAGCCATTACCGCATCGCGCATTCGCTGGATATTGTCAAAGTCATCGGCCTTAATAATCAACTTGCCATCTGACACCTCCTGAAATTCAGCATAAGCCGCCTTGCCAATCTTCGTGCGCCGGTCAATTCCATCGGGCAACACCGCGATCTCATCGTCGAACTTTTCAGGCTCAAGAATCAGCGTGTGAGCTGACGTGCCAATTCTCATCGCCTCTGTAGATTCTGACTTGTGGCTCATGTGGTATAAATAGTGGGCCGGAGACTTGCTGAATCGGTCTAGCATTGTTTTGCTAACCCCATCCCCTGAGTGATATTTTTCGTTGCTTATGTCTTCATATATTCCTGTGTCCATGATATTTATCCTCTGCCGTGCGATGGATGAAAGTCGTATTGCCTCTCTGCTGACTCTCTTGCCGCCGCAGCTTCTTTTTTGCTAGCGAATCGCCCGAGGTTTATGGAGCGACCATTAACTTGTATTCTCGCCGCCCACAACCCCCTTGCTGCGTCCCAGCAAACACCAACAATTCCAGATGTATTGTGACTAGGGATCGGCATGTTTCTTCGGTTTTCAATCGCCTCAACATCTCGCAGGTTCGCTATTTTGTTGTTTGCTTTATCCCTATCCTCGTGGTCTATTTCTCCACACGGAAACCCCCCATAGACATAAAGCCACGCTAACCTGTGCGCCTTATATCGCGCTTTATCTGCTCCGATAATCGAATATCCATGCTTATCTGTTGCGCCAGCAATACTTCCAGCTTTAATCCCGCGCTTTGATACGCGCCAGGTGAATACGCCTGTATCAGGATCGTAGTGTAGTAATTCTTTAAGTCTTTCTTGAGCAAGCATCTGAAACCCTCCAATCATAGAGTTATCAATCATAGAAATATGTGGCAACAGGTGATTGAAGTCTGCTTTTCAGCCGCTAAGCCTAGCCACACATAAAACTATAGATTAATTAGCGGCATCAATCAATACTCACAGCGATTATCAATCGCCTCCTGCCGCAGCCGTGACTCTTCTTCGCTCTCAATATACTCAGTCACCCAGCTATAGAAAACAGCACCAAGGGCTAGCAACGCCTCTTTGTCGCCATTATCGACAGCGATTCGCTTAATTGCCGCCAGCGAATCCTCATCAAAATTACTGGTGTGCGGCGTATTCTCGATTGCCTCAAAGATAATGCCTGAGCCGCCATCAAGCGCATCCATCACGGCATCGTCAATGTTTTCCTGGATATACTCCTGGATATCATCATCCTCGCATTGCGAGTCGAGATAATCATTGAGCTGCCTATCTTGCCATGCCGCATGTGCGCGACCAAATTCTTGTCTGTTCATTTCGCCACCCATTTTAGGCTTTTGTCACCAAGCAAAAGCACAAGCTCCCGCATCGTCATTTCTTTTGGTAGGTCGATATAGGCCATCACTTAACCCCTCCGCAGTGATACAGCCACGGCATACCAGCAGTGCGTACACTTTCAGTTTGCGCCCTCCACCATGCTTCGGCGCTGCGGCCTATGCGGCGTCGAACATACCTTGCTGTGCCGTCATAGCTGCTACCAAGAATGGCTTCACCTCGCTTTTTTGCTGGTGACTGAATATCCATCCTGCATGATGTGTAATTAGTTAACGCTGTTCCGTATTGTTTCATTTTCCCGCCCCTGTCCTGTATTTGTAACCCATAGTTTACATTAAAAATAATATATATCAAGCATTTTATTATAAATAAATTTCTGCTATTGTATGTCTAACCATATAAGAGGGGCGAGAAATGCAACACGTTGCTGCGTTATTTATTCAGGATGATGGGTGTTATTCCGGTTGGCCTTGGATTGATTGTTGGGGAGAGTATAGGGACGCTAGAAAATATGATGGAACTATACCTGTTGTGGCGCATCCACCGTGCCAGTTATGGGGCGCTTTGGCGTCAGTCAATTACGCAAGATGGGGCGGCGACCATAATAAGCCAGGGAATGATGGCGGCTGTTTCGCCTCTGCGCTTGAGTCTGTCAACAGGTGCGGCGGGGTACTAGAGCATCCAGCAAAAACAAGGGCGTGGGCAGCTTATGGGCTAGAAAAACCTAGAGGCGATGGCTGGCAGCGCAGCGGCGTCGGGTGGGTGTGCGAGGTGTGGCAAAGCGCCTATGGGCATCGAGCGAACAAGGCGACGTGGCTATATTATGTCGGCCATAAGAAGCCAAACGATCTAATATGGGAAAGGATTACTGGCTCCCACCAGGTCGGATTTCATGATCAAAGGGGGAAATCGAAAAACAAACCAACCCTAGGCAAGCGAGAGGCGAACGCCACTCCATTAAGATTCCGCGACGAACTACTAAAGCTCGCAATTCATTCAACAAAGAGGTGAAAAATGCAACTGAATAGTACTATGACCATCAACAAAACCGGACAGCCGACTAAATCGGCCATTGAAAAGGCAAAGAAGCTCACTAAGCGGCTAATTGAGGCGCAGGATAAAAAGGTAATTGCAGCCGAGCTAGGGGCGCAACTGCCGAACGTATACCGATGGGAGCTGGTGCCAGGCAAGTACCTGCCCGCATTCGTTGCGAAGTTCGGCGATGGGGCGACTATGGATCAACTGAGGCCGGATTACTTTCACTGCAAGGGTTGATTTTGCAGTGATTGTTGTATAGAGTTTGCTTTGTCTGGTGGATGATTCGAGCCTGAATCCAGATGTATCAATAAGGACTAATGACCGTTTTTTGGTCTGCTGGTGAGGTTCCTTGTTCCTCGCTCGAAACCGGCAGATCAAAGAGCGGTTTTTTATTGGAGCAAAGAAAGATGAGAGAGTATGGGCAAATTCAATGTTCGTTTTGGGGTAGTCCAGAGATAGCGGGGCTTGATAGCAACGGCAAGCTGTTGGCCGCTTACCTTTTAACTGGCCCACACAGTAATGGCCTTGGGTGTTTTAGGGTGCCATTGGGGTACGTAATGGCGGATCTGGGATGGGATAAAAAAACCGTATCGAAAGGGTTTGAAGACCTTATTGATAGCGGGTTTTGCTTGCGGTGTAACGATACAGAATGGGTCATTATGCCAAAATATTTAAAATGGAATCCGATAGCCAACCCTAAAGTTGGCGCTGCCAGAGTAAAAGAGGCACGCGCATGCCCAACAGTAGCATCAATCTGGCCTGCGATGGTGGAGGCTATTGATATCTATGCCGGGAAACATTTACCTAAAGATTTCCGCGATATAATAACAGAGAAGTGGAAGCCGATAGCATGCAAAATCCCGGAAAAAACAAGGCAGTACGTCCTTGATAGGGGTGGGAATCAATGCTCAGAATGCGGAGCAAAAGACGACATAACGATCGATCATATTCGTCCTGTTGCGTATGGCGGAACACACGACGAAAGCAATTTAAGAGTGCTATGTCGTAGCTGTAATTCTAAGTGGTTTCCAAATGGTATCGAAACCTTATCGAAACAAGACCCTACCCTACCCTACCCTACCCAGACCCAACCCAGAGAGGAAAACACCCTAGGCAAAGTCGATAGATTCCAAGATTTCTGGGACGCCTTCGCAGACAAGCGCGGAAAGGATGGGGCAGAGAGAGTATGGAAAAGACGAAAGCTGGATGAGATTGCTGATTATGTCATTGAGGGCGCTTCACAGTATGCAGCGACAAGAGGCACCGAGCGAAAATACTGGAAACAGGCCCAAGGCTGGCTCAATGATGGCCGGTGGCAAGATGATCTAAGTCACAAGACGCAGCAGCAGCAAAACGACGATGACGCATTTAACGCGTGGTTCTACGGCACAGAGGATGCCGCACCAATCGAGGGAGAGCTAGAGCATGAATGACGCAGACAAGGCGCAATTTCTCAGCGCACTAATCACAATGGGCGCACTTTACGACAAAGACGATGCCGACGTTAGGAAGAAAAGCCCGCTGTATTGGCAGGCGCTCAATCACCGCAGCCTGGATGAGATACTGGATGCAATGAACAAACACGCCAGAGATGCGGACAGGGGCCGATTTTTCCCTAAGCCTGCTGACATTGAGGCGCAGATGCCGGAATCGCTCGAAATGTGGCCTTCGCCAAATGAAGCATGGGCAATGGCACCGAAGGATGACTACGCGTCAACAGCAATGTGTGAGGAAATAGCGCAGGCACTAGGCATTGCGCAGCCACTCATAGACTCAGGCGACACGATAGCGGCGAGGATGGCGTTTCTTGAGGCCTACAAGCGCCGTGTAGGCGATGCAAAGGCGCAAGGCAAGCATCCGCACTGGTTCAAGAGCTTAGGCGAAGACAGTTCATCCCATTATCAGGCCGACGTGAAGCTGGTACAGATGCGCAACCTATCGCTGTCGCCATCTGAGCAATTGGCGCTGCCAGAACCGCAGCAAGTAAACCAAATATCGCTTGAGTACCTGGGCGAGAAAGCAAAAGAACACGCAACCGACAAGGAAGCGGCACATAAGAATCTAATGGGAATACTGGGAATGCTTAAAGGTGATGGCAATGAGTGACCAAGAAACCGAGAAGAAAAAAGGGATGCGCCGTTCTGTGCTGCTGCCTGGGGAGAATAGCGAGATGTTCAATATGGCTATGCTGGAATCTGGGAAGTCGGAAAAGGAGTTTAGGGAGCATAGGCTACTGCTAAACGGATGGACTGAGCAGGATGAGCAGACTTTTCTGATGAATTTATCCGCTGTTGGAAAATTTGCACAACTTGGGCCTGATTATAGTTGACGCCCCATTATACTTTTGCTAAGGTTAGGGAAAGTTAGTTAGGAGGTAGCCATGAACAAGAAGAGCCACAAAACAAACCGCATGAAGGTCTACAGCCTTATCGGCAAAAGGCCGATGACATCAAAGCAGCTTGAGCGTATAGCGATGCAGCGAGGCGTTAATGTCAACTATTATGAGATATGCCGAAGGATGTCGGAGCTTGTTCGGGCTGGGTTTGTTGAGAGTAGCGGGCGTGCTGAGTGTCCTATTCTCGGATCAACATGCAGCTTATGGGTTAAGGTATAGCGACTTTATTAAAAGGGCGCATTCAGCCCTAACTACGAAGCGCCGCAGTATGGCGCTCCTTTTGAAATACGTGTTAGGTGTAGCTATGAAAATAGATGATGGATTTAAGAGATTCACGAAACACACAAAAGACGAGTGCGGCTTTTGTGTTAACTGTGTGCTTGGGCTGTGGGGTGTTTCTGCACCTACGAAGGAGCAGGCAGAGAATGAGGCCAGGCACTACTTTGCGCAGTATTGGAGTGACGGCGAGTACGATCACTTAATTAACACCTAACGCTGCGCTTGAGCAGCAGGCCGCAAACGAAACCAACAAACCATAGGACTACTAAAATGACCGACGGAACCGCAGAAGTTGAACCAACCGCCGACGAGGCCTGTCTGCCTCAAAGCGCCTTGTTATCTGACGCCTTAAAAGCAATATGCTTGACGCGTGATTATGTGGGTGAGGATACATTGCCAGCGCTTGAAGGGTGGTCATGGTATGACGCTGGAAAGAAAATAGCGGACGCGATAAGCGAAGATGAATGGGCTTGCGAGTTTAGAAAACGGGTAAACCGCTACAGAAGCAAAGATGTGCGTGAGAAGTTTGATGTTGGCGATTGGGTGTTTGGCATTGGTGAACATGAAGGATGCTCAGAGGTATTTGAAGGCACGTATTGCGACTTCCAGCCATTCAGCTACTTAGATGATTTCAACCCTGATAATTTCCGGCTAGCTACTGAGCTAGAGATTGAAGCTGCGAAGAGCTAAGGCAGATAACGCCAAACTAAAAGGCGCGAAGCCGTCCGAATGAGCGAAGTGAATGATGTTTAACTATTTGTTATGCGCTACGGCGCTGGGAGAGAATGAGATGAAGGAGCCAACCGTAAAGCGTTGCACTATGCGCGATGCGATAGATGAAAATGACGCCGATGAAATACACCTTGAATGCCGTATGTCTGACGGACAAAAGGGCGCTTTTGTTGTTGTGGATGGTGATTTTCCTGAGCTTGCGAGAAAGTTGCATGATTTTTTAAATGCTGACGCATAACGCCGGTTTAACCGGATAGGAGAGAACGCAGTGAACGACGAGTCCGAGTTAAAACCATTGTTATGCGCCGATTTCGATTTAAACAAATTGATCGCCGCTAGAAAAATGAGAACACATTGCGGGAAATATACCGCAGATGAGTTACTGGACGAAGTTGTGGCACTATACAACAAATACTACTTGCCACAGATTAAGAAATTACAGGATGCGCTAGGTGCATAACGCTGGTTTAAGGCGCGCAAGTAAAGCAGTAAGAAATGTGACGCGGAACCCGCGTCGTTTTGAAACCATTGTTATGAGGCGATATAGATGAAACAGCCATTGATTGAGAGATTACTGAACTGGATATGTGACACCTTTGGGCACACAAAGAGTGGTAGTAGAAATGCTGAATGGCTGCATGATGGGAATAGGCATTACCAATGCACAAGATGTAACCGCATTGTATCGAGGCCGGAAGCCTCATAACAAGGAGCTATGCGGAAAGCATCAGCTTTACCGCATCAGCGGGAGTTAGATATATGCAAACAGCATTAATTATAGTCGGCTTTCTGCTAGTGCTTATCCTATGAGTGATAGAGAGCACATGCTTAACTGTTTGGCTAGGTGGGTATTGTCGCACTTTAAGACGGCGCAAGGGCGTAGGGATAGCCTTATGCGTATGGAGAAGAAGCACGGCAAGGCTTTTGTTGATGATTTAAGAATGCGGATGACTAGAGAGTGGGAGAAGAAAAAATGATTAAGTTAATGCAGGGTGATTGTCTGGAGCGTATGAAGGAGATACCCGATGGGTCTGTTGATTTGATTTTGACCGACCCGCCTTACGGAATGAATTATCAGTCCGCCAGGCGGACTGATAAGGATAAGTGGAAGCCAAAGATAGCGAATGATAAATCGCCTTTTATTTGGTGGATCAATGAGGCTATGAGGGTTGTTAAGGATGGAGGGTGTGTTGTTTCTTTTTGTAGATTCGATAGTTGGTCTGCATTTGAGTATGCATTTAAGATGGCCGGATTCTGCGTGAAGGCCGAGATCGTTTGGGATAAAATGACTCATGGAACAGGGGATTTGCGCGGATGCCCAGGGTTCAGGCATGAGATCGCCATTTTCGCCACCAAAGGAAGATTTGCATTTGGTAATGGCAGGCCGCAATCACTGATTTCAATACCAAGAATAAGCCCATCAAAACTAATGCACCCAAACGAAAAGCCCGTCGAGCTTATGGATTGGCTGATTAGGTACTATGCACCATCGGAAGGAGTGGTGCTCGATCCATTTACCGGAGTTTCCCCTGTGGGGGTTGCAGCGGTCAGAAATAATCGCAAATTCATAGGGATAGAGCTTGATCTCGATTACTTCAATATTGCGTTGAACCGAGTAGAGGAAGAGAAGGGGTTGAATCATGAGTGATGAAGCAGGCATTGCCAACGACTACGCAGAAGAAGAGCGGTCGCTGGCAATTAGAAATATAAGGTCGAGTATTGGCAGTGGGTTGTCACATTGCACAAAGTGCGACGAGCCTATCTCGGAGCTGCGCCAGGATATAGGGGCGACGCTTTGCGTATACCATACCGAGGAAAAGGAGCGGCAAGATCGTGGCTATTGATTTCTTGCTAGGTCTGCCATGTGCTGTTATAGTTACAATATTACTAATCAGGGAGGGCAGGAAAATGACCACATGCGAAGACTGCGCAATCATGCGCGATGTAGAGTTCCAGAAAGAGGAATGTGAGGCGCTACATGCTCGAAACATGGAGCTTGAGAATAAGGTGATGCACCTAGAGGCAACATTGCAGGCAATGCGAATTGCTGCCAGTGGGTGCGACGGCGTTTGTGATGGTTGTGACGATAAGCCCTGTTTGGGCGTTTAATAATTAATGGGGTGATGTAATGAATTTATACCAATGCCAAGAAAAAGCAAAAGACATGGGATTTGATAAGGCTAAATTTTTTGCAATGTTTCCCGCTGGGCCTATCGAGTGTCAATGGCTGGATGCGTATATGGGACTTTTAAAGGTTGACGCAGAAGGGATGCGTGATGGTTTTGTGATGACGAAGCAGATAGATGAAATGTTCCCCGGCCTTAAATGCTCCGATTTATGGGTAGAGGGTGAGGCCGTAGAACTTATGAGGAAATAAAATGAAACAGATATTTTTAGAAGATTTAAAGGACATGACAGAAGTTGAGATTAAAGCGCATATTGCCGGAGAGTATGGCGGCGATAAAAGTGGTTTTGATTACGGTGAGCCTGATGCAAATGATGTGGCGAACGTAGCGAAGACTTTAGAAGAGTATGACGTTCTAGTAGCTTACGAATCTGTAGGTAGCTGTGGTTGCGACTCTTCTTCATATTTCCTGCTACAGCACAAAGAGACTGGCGTGTACCAAGAGTTCAGTGGCTCGCATTGCTCATGCTATGGATTTGAGGGGCAATTTGATTTACAGGAAGCGCCCATTGAATACTTAAAGAGCGATAAGTTTAACTTTTGCTGCGGCGGCTATGACGATAACGAAACAGAAAACCAACAGGCCGTGAAGGCGTTTGTTAGTGCGTTATAACAAGGAGCTATGCGGAGCATCAGCGGAATGTTAGGGATTTAGGAGGTTGTGATGAAAAAGCTGATAGTAGATTTAACCAAAAAAGAGCTGAACCACTGTGTCGCTAAGGCGCAGGGGTGGGAACTGGTTGAAGGTTGCTGGAGAGATTCTACCGGTACTCACCTAAATCAATATTGCTCCTTAACAAAAGGTAATACCTATCGCCCAACCACCAACCCCGCACAGTGGGCTGAGTTAATTGAGAAGTTCGATATGTATCTCAATAAAGGGAAGCCTTACTGGTGGGCAAAAGTTGGTGGAGCGTATTCTGGTTTTAGACATATTCAAGGTAAAACCCCATCAATCGCAATCTGCCGCGCTGTAGTGGCATCGGTTTATGGGGAGTATGTGGAGGTGAGTGATGAATCATGAAGAAGAGTTGAAGATTTGTGATGAGGCTTCCCAAGGAGATTGGGAGCTTTTGTTTGAGGAAAGAGAAGATAAGCTCTATACATTACGGAGAGTACAAGATAAAAAGAGTAAACGAGCAATCATTCTGACATCCGCTACAGATTGTGATGATGATTACAAATTTATCGCCCACTTCAACCCCAAGCGTGTCCGTGAGTTGCTTGAGGCAGAGCAAAAGGCAGAGCGCCTGTCGTCGCGAGGATTTGAGGCGCTTCACTTCGAGAATAAAGAGTTGCGACATGAGCGGGATGAGCTGAAAGAGGCTTTAAAAAATTTACTCCGCGCAGATGAGATGCCTCCGAGTGATATGCAGGGTGAGATGGCCGTAAAGGCGGTGGCTAAAGCAAGGGAGTTATTGAAATGAGTGGTATGATGGATAATACAACAACTGACGATTATCGAAAGGCTATTAGTGGAAATGGCCCGCAAATACAAAGGAGAAGAAAAATGATCCTCCCCTGCATCTATGAGCCAGTGGTGGCTCCGGTTATTACCTGTTTGGGGTGTTTGTGATTCGCCACAAGTACAAGGCAAAGCCGACAGAAGTTGATGGGATTAGGTTCCCATCGAAGAAAGAGGCTCGTTACTATGTTGAGCTGAAATTGCGCGTGGCATCTGGCGAGGTGCTGTTTTTCCTTCGTCAAACGCCGCTGCACCTTCCAGGCAATACAAAATACGTTGTCGATTTCCAGGAGTTCCACGCAGATGGCACGGTTCACTTTGTCGATGTAAAGGGTATGGAAACGGCAACATTCAAACTAAAGAAAAAGCAGGTAGAGGCCATCTACCCGATAGAGATAGAGGTTGTGTAGCATGAAATAGAGAATAGTAAGATTTGGCGATGAACGGGACTACTGCTTTAACTGTGAGCGCCCTGTAGAGCGATGCGGCGAAGCTTCAACTACCTGCACATATACTGAGGCGACAATACATGACAAGAATCGCCGCACTATTACAGACCCGATACAAAGGACATGCGGCGTGGTCGAGTTGATTCGGTTGCAGCATAGTTGAAAATAATTATTGCACTTTGTTATTCTTTTGATATAATAGCTACAACATCAACGAAAACAGAGGGCAAGAAAATGAAAAACATTCAAATCATGAACCAAGCAGACAAAATCATGGCCGAGTGGGTAGCTGCTGGAGAAAATGGTTTTTTCCTCGACTTCTACACCAGCAAGACAGACCACCAGCTTGGCGATAAGGAGTACTCATTGGTTTACGACATGCTGATGGATGGCCTTCTGTAATGTGGGCCGTAAGGATTAAAGGCAAGCACTCGACGCTGATTGTCGAGTATGAGTCTTTCGATGCTGCGTGCGCTGGCGCAGAGCGGGCGCGCATGAAGATAGCTTTTGCAATGTCACATATTGAGGTGGTTGAAAATGGAAGATGAAGAAACAAAGCTTGGTGATATTTTGTGGTGTTCTGGTGGGTTACACGAAGCGCCGAATAGCATTAAATTCTACGAAAGGCACTATGAGCTAATAATTGGCATAGGAAACGATCACTCGGCCAAGTTGATAATTGATGAAGGGTCGCTGCATGCGCTTTGTGAGCGGCAAGACATAAAAATAAAAGATGTGATGGCTGTAGAAAAATGAGGATCCCAAAATACAGGATAAAAGTGCTATATCATGGGCCTTATGTTAGATATGCGCCACAAGTAAAGCGATGGTTTGGCTGGCGATGTATTTCAGAAAAAGGTGAGTCGATTGATGAGGTGTCGCAAGGCTCAATAGAAAAGTGCCGCCAATTAATAGATAGGAATGCATCACTTCTAGTAAGGCAAAAGGATTATAACGAGCATATTATCTATATAGAGCCATGTATAACATGGCTAAATGGAGATATTGATGAATTTAACAAAAGATGATGCCGAAATTGTGAGGCAATGGTTTGATGCGCTTGAGGACACAAGGCCTGATTACATCGAAACAAAAGATTATGCTTTAGCAAAGAGGCTGTACGAGTTTTTGGAAATGCGCGTTCCTGGGCCTGTAGATCGCGGGGCTGTTGATTATTCTGGATATAACGAACACATTTAATCGGAGGCGCACTATGGCCAAAGAACTTGCAAATTTCTTTTATGACCAGTTAGCTGGGAAGTCTAATGGGCAAATGGCGGAGATTCCGAATAACCCTGTAATTTATTCATTGCTAGCTGCACACGGGGCGCTGGATAGCAGAAAGGAGTTTGCTCAATTCCTGTTTAATGTGGCCGATTTTCTAGGCGACGAGTACAGCAGCGGGATAGAAGATACGGCAATAAGAAATGCGGCAGATGCCATAAGAGATGCGATTTTACACTGGGAGGATTGATGTGGAAAACCAAGCCCGCGACAAATTCGAGCAGGAGAGGGAAGAGCTGCGGCGTGAGTGTGCCGCCAGGAAGGTAGAGCGCGAGAATGAGCCTAAGCGCCGATATCGCCGCAGCAGCGGGCGCTGGGGTGATGATGCCATAGATCGGCTTGTGAGCGAGAATAAGCGGCTTAGGGCGGCTGTTAATGCCATTATGGCAAGCGAGCTTGTCAGTGACGAGGCGAAAGGGGTATTATTTCAGGGCATTAAGCCGGTATAGCTCAGATGGTAGAGTGCTTCACTTGTAATGAAGATGTCGCGGGTTCGATGCCTGCTACCGGCTCCAAATCAGCCAGCAATGGCAGATGCTTGTCTGATGTCGCAAGCCTAAACAAGAGTCATCTAGCGGAACCGTGGGCGAAGTCGGTACTATACCAGCGCAAACCTTATGAGCGCGGCGGATAAAGTGAAGGCGTGTTTTGGTGCAGATATGCACTGTGCGGCTACGGCGTCAAGGTAGCGCCGGAGTCGTAACCGGCACAATAGGCCTAAAGCTCATGTGGTATGAGCGCCCGACTCATAATCGGGAGGTACGCAGGTTCAAATCCTCGTAGGCCTACCAATTCTCGATATTGAACATAATAAAAATCAAGCATATACTGTAAGTCCGTCCATACGAGATGAGAGACATGGCAGCAACAGCCGACGCCAACGCAGTAGGAAGACCTCCAAAGTATAAGACGCCAGAAGACATGCAGTCTGCTGTTGATGAGTACTTTGAGAACCTGCCGCCGTACACCGTAGTCGTTATGGGGGAGTCAAAGGAAGTGAGGATGCCAACCATAACAGGCCTGGCGCTTGCGCTCGGCTTCTCTAGCAGATCATCGCTTTATGAGTACGAAGGCAAGCCAGAGTTTACCGACACCATTAAAAAAGCCCGCATGCGAGTAGAGCATGATTACGAGATGCAGCTAAGGACATCTACCCAAGGGCAGGCTGGCACTATATTCGCCCTAAAAAACCTTGGTTGGAGAGATAAGCAAGAGCAGGAAATCAGCGGGGAGTTGGGAATTACTAAAATAGAGCGAACCATTGTCAGTCCTAAGTCTTCCGACTCCTGAGTGGGCGATTCCGCTGCTAAGTCCATCCAGATACAAAGGGGCGCATGGTGGGCGCGGCTCTGGAAAATCCCACATGTTCGCTGAGATGCTCATTGAAGAGCACATAGCCGACCAAGATCAAAGCAGCGTTTGTGTCCGAGAGATTCAGAAATCGCTCAGTCAGTCAGTCAAAAAGCTGCTTGAGATCAAGATTGAGCAGATGAATGCCGGTGGGTATTTTGAGATCCAAGATTCCGTCATCAAGTCAAAGCGCGGGAACGGGCGAATCATCTTCCAAGGCATGCAGAACCACACAGCCGACACAATCAAATCACTTGAGGGGTACGATAGGGCATGGGTTGAAGAGGCTCAGAGCCTTAGCCAGCGCAGCCTAGACCTATTGCGACCAACCATCAGAAAGCCAGGGTCAGAGCTTTGGTTCACATGGAATCCGCTCAACAACTCAGACCCTATTGATGTGTTACTGAGGGGCAAAACACCGCCCAAGGATGCCACTGTGGTTGAGGTGAATTACACTGATAATCCATGGTTCCCCGATGTGTTGCGCGATGAAATGGAGTACGACAAGCGGCGCGATCCAGACAAATATGCCCATGTGTGGCTGGGCCAATATGCAAGAAACAGTGAAACCAGGGTGTTTAGGAATTGGCGCATTGAAGAGTTCGAGACACCAGATAGCGCCATCCATAGGCTTGGGGCTGATTGGGGTTTCTCTGTAGACCCGACAACACTGATCAGGTGCCACATAGTCGGCAGGACGCTCTATGTTGACTATGAGGCGTACATGGTCGGCTGTGAGATTATGGACACCCCAGACCTATTTATGACAGTTCCAGAGGCTGAGAAGTGGCCGATTACCGCTGATAACGCAAGACCGGAAACCATCAGCCACATGCGCAAAAACGGGTTCCCCAAGATAATGCCAGCCGTTAAGGGGCCGAAATCCCTGGAGGACGGGGTGGAGTGGCTGAAAACCTTTGATATTGTAGTTCATCCGCGATGCGTCCATACTATTGACGAATTGACGATGTATAGCTACAAGACAGATCCAATGACACAGAAGGTGCTTCCTGTTCTTGAGGACAAGAAGAACCACGTCATTGATGCGTTGAGATACGCATGCGAAGGAGCA